CATTTAAAACTGCTCATCTGTTGTCCTCCTTATCCCATACTAAATAGACCAACCTTATTAGGAATTGTCCTGTTGCCCTTTGTCAGATGGTCAAGCACCTGATCAAGGACCGTCTCTGCAATTGCCCTTGTATCGAGCAGGCCAGTATTGCCAGTTACATTAAGATTGAGATTGCCTCCAAAGTCCATCCTATTTGACGATGGTACATACATATCCGGCATGGACATCATCACATCTCGGATCATGCCTGCAAGCTTGGATATTGGCAGTACAGCCTCGGCTCCTGCCTCTCCGACTCCTTGCAAGCCTTGAGAAGTATTGAACACTGTCGGCTTTGTAAAGATGGCTCCATCTGCATTCCACTTGATCCCAAATTTTGGTACTGATGGAGGTGCAAGGCTGAATTTACCTTCCATGCTGATTGATGGTAGTTTTAACTTTGGTAGTTCCCATTTAAAGTTAAAAAATCCTTTTATCCTGTCTATGGCTACACCAACTGCATCCTTGGCTCCATTGATGGCTCCTGAGATTGAATCCCTAATGCCATTGAATGTGCCTGTGATGCTATTCCAAAGATCTGCTGCGCCTGCCTTTATTGTGTCCCAATTTTTCCACAGCAGGACTCCAATTGCAATGGCTGCTGCAATAGCTGCCACAACAAGGCCCACAGGACCGGTGAGGACTGCAATGACAGGACCGAGAGCAGATACTAAGCTCATGATTGCAGATATGCCTGTTGCCACTTTGCCAATGATAATCAGCACAGGAGCGACAGCAGCCACAACTCCAAGGATTGTCATTATAAGAGTCAATGTGCCTTGATCCAGGCTACTAAACCACGTTATAAGACCACTGAGGCCCTCTGATAGAGCCTGGAACATTGGAATAAGTATTGGAGCAAGTTGAGATCCCATGCTCATCAATCCGGCCATACCCTCGGCCTTTAGCTGATCCAGAGAGTCATTGAGTGCATTGGCTTGGTCAAGCTCCTCCTGGGAGAGGATTAGACCTCTTGATGCTGCTGCATCTCCAATCTCCTTGAGTGCATCTGCTCCTCCAAGAATTAAAGGATTAAGTTCTTGAGCGGATTTACCAAATATCTGCATTGCCAGAGCATCTCTCTCTGTCTCATTAGATACAGATCCAAGAGCCTTGATTGTGTCATTAAATACATCTTCATTGTCTCTTAGCTTGCCTTGAGAGTCAGTGACCGAGACTCCAAGAGTCTCAAATGCAAGAGCAGCTCCCTTGAGTGCAGCAGGAGTGGAGTCTTGAGCATCCTTGAGTTTTAGGCTTGCCTCTCTTGCCTCAAGGCTATTTGCTCCATGCTTTTTAAGAGCCTCATTATATTTTATTTGTGCCTTTTCAATTGCAATTGCCTGCTTTTCTTGGTCCTCAAGACTCAGAGTCACACCTGCTGATCCATCTTTGGCTGCTGCCATGTTTTTTGTCAACTTTGACATGGATCCTGTCAGAGTATCCATGCTCACATCAATCTGATCAGATGCAAACTGAAATTTTTGGATCTCCTCTGTGGAGAGTCCTGTGACTTTGGCCAGAGTATTTATATCATCGGCTGCTGCCCCGGCCTTGACCGCCATACCCACCATGCCACCAAGAGCTGCACCTGCAGCAGCGGATATGGGAGCCATCTTATCCCCGGCCTTGGATGCCTTATCCCCAAAGTCTCCGACAGCAGATGATGCCTGTTTCCATTTATTTTTGCTGTCATCAAGCTTTTTAGATGTGGTTTCAACCTCGTTGCTTACTCTCTGATATGCAATTTCTGCATCAAGTAGCTTGTTTTCAAGTGCTTTGACTTCATCAGCATTTTCTCCAAATGCTGTCTTTGCTTTGTTGAGTTGTTCTTTTGTGAGTGCAACCTCTTTGGCAGCAAGCTCATGCTTTTTAGCCAAGTATGTCATCCTTGATTCTAACTTTTCAGCCTCTGTACCGGATGCCTTTAGTTGCTCCTGCTCAAGTTTAAACTCCTTATTGAGTTTTGTTGTTTCATTCCGGATATCCTTTAAGGCATCGTTAAACTCGGCAGCCTCAACTTTAAATTGAATCTTAATCTCATTTTGCTGTGCCATTAACTCACCTCGTTATAGTCTGAGGATTGCTCAACCATCCATCAATTGCAATTTTGTTGTTTGCAGCCTTGTCCACCTCTGCAACAGGTGCATGCCAAAAAAACTCTTCACCAAGACCCAAAAAGAGGACATAATATGAGTATTTATCAATCATGTCCTCCATCTTGAGTTTTGGAGGGATTACTTTTTTTTTGAGTCTGTCTTGCTTGATGTCTTGGCCTTAAACTCTTTTGCAAATGCAGCCTTGTCATTGCTCTTGAGAGCGGTAATAAGGCTAAAATATGTCTGCAATCTCTCGCTTGTATCGGCATTGTATTGAGTCAAGAAGTCATCATATGACAGTTCAAAATTGCGATTTGCTCCGATACATCCAAGGTAAATTACAGATGTTACCTTAGTGTCATCCAGTATCCCCTCAAGGCTCCTGAGAGCCTCAACAGGGATATCTTGAGCCTTGCCATTGGCAGGAGTCTCCAAAGAGCCTCCATGCTCCACATAGGCAGCCATGACATTTATTAGATCAGCATTGAGAGACCCCTTGAGGAGTCCCATGCGATGACCAACCTCTATTGAATAATTAGTCAGCATTGCCGGGACCGTCCTCTTATTTACCTCTGTGGCCTCAAACTCTCCATCTTTCTCGATTATATCTATGTCACATAAAGCGACTTTCTGAATTATAGGCATTGCCAGATCCCTCCATTAGTTGTTATTTATACCCACTGAGCATACAGAGTCACATCTGCATCAAGCATGGTCATTGTGGCTGCTGCTGCATAGTCAGTGCCTGTGCCATCTGCCTTTGTGTTCCATCCGTCAAATGTCTTAGCTGTCAATGTCAATGTGCCTGCTGCTGCAACCGTCACTGATGCGCCTGCTGCATATACAGTGGCATCAACAGGTGCAGTACCGCCTGTATTGCCATTGCCATCATATGTGACCACATATCCGGCAACAAGGGCAGCCTCAAAGTTGTTCCAATCGTCTGTGATGGCCTCTGGTGCCTCACCAACAAATGCCTCAACATAGAATCTTGGAGTGCCTCCGATGTCAACTGCATTAGCCACAATTTGCATCTCTGCATATGCATACTCATCAGCCTCATTGTCGAGAGAGTGAGCAAGGCCCGTTATGTTGACACATTTTGGATATGCTATCTTTTTTATGACTCCCTCAAACTCATCCTCAACCTCTGCGACAAGCACAAAGTTTTTACCGGATGATGTCGGTCCATAACCATAGACCCCTGCCCTTAGTCCCTTTGAATCAAGACCAAAGACATCTCTTATTACATCTGCCGGATATCGGCCTGCAATGGTCACTGTATGCTTAACAGGGATCGCCCTGCTCTCTGATGCTCCTGACTCTGGGCATTTCTTTATGACCTCTCGGACCTCTGTTTCACTCGATAGAGTGGCCATGCATGCAAACTGCTTTGCTGTGCCTGCCACATCACCTGTCAGGACTCTCATATATGCGTTTTTTATACGCTGACCGTCAAATACTGTTACTACTGACATTACAATACCTCCTCAATTGCTTTGATTATGTTGTTATTAAGTACATCCATTATCTTTGGCTTGGCCATGGCCATACCTTTCCCTGTAAAGTCATGGGCATAATTGTTTTTGACTCCTCGACCCTCATCCGGGAATATCAGATATCCAAAACTGTCCTTGTGCTTGTTTTTCTTGTTGTATGCTGCTCCACCTTTTGACACAACCAAAAAGCCAAGGTTAAAGGTCTCTGATTTAGACCAATCGCTTGACTTGGCATGCCTGCTCCTTGTCTGCCTTGATACCGGGATAAACCTTGTAATATCCTGTGTCAGAGTCTCAACACCCTCCTCATGGAGTACAGCATTGATTACCTTTTCGGCTTTACCTGGTATCATCTGCATCTTGGCTAATAGGTCATCATAATCCTGCTTATCAAGTGCAAATTTTACATTAGCCATTAGGTACAGCTCCTTTTAAGGCCTCTGCTAAACTCAAACCCAACCACATTGATCCATTCTGTTGTATCTGCAAGCTGATACCTGCTATACTGTGCAGCTCCTGCCAGAGGCATTTTTATTGCCTCCATAGCCTCTATTATGTCCATCTCCGTCTCCACATCTGAGAGCTTTGTGACAAGGTATACCGCCACTGTCTGCAAATATGTATTGATACTGTTTTTGGTTATGGTGCTTGGTCTGTAGTAAATAAAGTTGTAATCTCCAAGCTGATTTTCTGCCACCTCGCCAAAATATACCGGGAGACCAACTGCCTCCAAAGCTGCTGCAATGGCCTCATCTGTTGCTGTTATCTTATAAGCCATGTCATGCACCTACTCTCTGCAAGTATAAATAAAGATGTCTTGCATCCTCATCCATTGACTTGATCTCATAGTATGTTGAGCCAATCTTGACCTTATCCAGATTAGACAATGGCCGGATCTGTGTCTTTAGCTTAATGTCAACCTTATATCCCATCTGTGATGCAAGGATTATGTCTGAGTCTCGGATGCTCATCTGCTCAAAGTAGAGAGATCCTTTTTTGCTCCATGTCTCGCCTGTCTTTTCTCTCTTTGCGTTGTATGTTGCAACTGTTGAGCCATACTCAAGCAAGCCATCGTTGTATGTTGGATGATTTAGCTTAATCATTAGGTCTCAACCTCCAATGCTGCAAATGCCTCGGCACTGTACTGCAATGAGAGGCTTGTTATCTGATCTCTGTGATTCTCTCTCCAATACTCAATCGCATTGTTGCGAGCATATCTCACATAGTCAAAGAGCAGCTCTCGCTCCTCGCACTCTGATGTCAGATAATCAATTGTATCTGAGCCTAAGAGCCTGTTTATGACAGCCTTGCCTCTCTCAAGGAGTCTGACAAGGTCTGTGTCCTCGTCTGTCCATGTGATTTTAAGTTCTGCCTTGAGATATGGCAGTAATGTCTGCATGTCAGGCCACCTCCTTAGATAGTAAAAATGAGGGAGGCAATGCCTCCCTCATGCTGTTGTAGTTGTTAGGCTGTCTTTGTAACGATGACAGTGTATACCTCGGTCTCAGTGCCATTCGCAACAGTGATCTCAACTGTGTTGGCTCCAAGTGACCATGTTGCTGCTGCTCCATTAGCAACCACTGTTCCATCATTGAGGTCAATTGCGATTGTCGCATTGGTTCCATCAACTGCTGTTGCAGTGATTGTGTTAGTTGCATTGGCAGTTGTTGCCTCATAGTAGAAGATCGACTTGTTAAACGATGGAGTGAGTGTCAGCGCACCAATGGTCAGGCTTGCAAGCCTTGCATCAAGCTGTGAGGATATTGCAACCTCTGGTATTGCTGGCTTTAGTCCCTCAATATCCAGGTAAAGGTATGCATTGTTATCCTTTGGTGATCCATTACCATATAGCTTAACCAGGTAAACTCTCTCATCCTCAAGGAATCTGTATGAGTCATCATACTCAATTTTACCTGATTTCTGTGTACCTATTCCCATGAAATACTTTTTAGCCAGGCCAAGGATAGCCTTGCCAACTGCGATTGATGCACTCTGGATGACCGTTGTCTTAATTGGGAATATGTCTCTAACATAAACCCCATTGACCATCTGAGTTGTTGCAGCCATTATCTTGCTGTAGTAGTCCAATGGATTGACAATAAGTACAACCTCATTGACAACTCTCTTTGCTCCTGATGGGCCAACAACAAGCTGTGCAACAAGTGAACCATATGTACCTGCGTCAAGGCTTGATATTGGGATAACTGCCTTGGCTGCGTATCCTGTTACCGGATCCACTGCTGCTGAAAGATTCCTGATCATGCCTATTGGCTCATTTATGCCATCTCCTGCAATTATGCCATCTTCAAGGCCATTATACAGAGCCTCTCCAAGTAATGCCCTAACATACCTGTCAAGCCATGCAGGACCAAGGTCAAGCATTGCCTTGCAGACAGGGAGGAATGCTGAGAGTTTCTTATGTGCAAGGTCAACCTTTTTGAAGCCTCCGACAGCCTCAGTGACTATTTCTGCACAAAGGGCATCCCAAGTTGCAAGATTGTTATTAGCAGTGTTCATGAGGTACTCTGTCATACCTGAGGTATTAACAAACTCTACAGCATCCAGAAGTGGATGCTGTGCCTGCAGATCCTCAAATACTGCCTCAATGACAGTAATAGGCATTGTTACCGCTACATCTGAAAGAGCCTGCCTTGGATTTGCAGATCTCATTGCAGTGATGACAGACTGGTAATACTTGTCCTCATCAGATGTCAGGGACCTGACTCCTCTGCCTGCAAGTATCACATTGTCATTGCTCTGGACAAGTCCCTTGGCCTCATCCATTACTGACTCCTGTATAAGATTGGACATGTCCTCATAGGCCTGAGCAAATGCAGCCTCATTCCCATCAGCAATGGCCTTGGAAATGCTTGCAAATATCTCTGCCTTTTTCGCCTTGATAGTGTCAAGATTTTTCATTTTGTTACCTCCAAATTTTTACTTTTTTAATGACTTGAAAAAGCTTTGCAGCTTGTTTTCAACAATTGGATCTGGTACTGGATCAGGCTCTGCAATCGGCTGTATTGGCTCTGGCTTTTTATTAACCTCGGCCATCTCTCTGATCTGTGCAGCAATTGCCTTGTTGTAATTGACTTTGGATGTCAGGCTCTGATTTACCTTTTGGAGCATCTCCTGTGCCTTTGTCATGTCAGCCTCTCGGCCTGCAATCTCATCGCATAGGCCATACTCAAGACACTGCTTTGCTGTCAGCCAAGTCTCATCCTCAAGCATCTGCCTCAGAGTGGCCTCTGAAAGCTTATCCCCGGCCTTTTCGAGATAGGCCTGCATATTGCCCTCCATGATTACATCAAGGTCATCAGCAGCCTTTCTCAGCTCCTTGCTGTTGCCATAAACCACATTCCAGGCATTGTGTATCATCATCATTGCATTGGATGGCATTATGATTTTATCGCCTGCCATAGCGATGATTGAGGCCACGCTGCATGCAAATCCATCAACATAGACATTGACTGTTGCCGGATGTCTCTTGAGCTGATTGTAAATGGCTGTACCCTCAAACACCGAGCCACCATATGAGTTGATGTACACATTGATTTCACTGGCATCAGGATGCTTTGCAAGCTCATTCCTGAATGTGTTTGCCGATGTCTCGCTTATTATGTCCTCGCCTGACCACCAATCATATCCGTCACTCTCGACATCTCCATATATGTACATGTCGAGTATTGCCGGATTATCAGCTCTCTGTTTTAACTCCCATATCCGCTTAATTGTCTCCACCTCCTCCATCAGATGCAGCCAAAGCCTCATCTGTTGTCATGTAATTTTTGGTTATAAACCTCACATCACCGATTGGATCTGTGATTGGCTCCCTGCCTAATATCCTGAGATTGTCATTGATTGTATTGGATCCTGTCCTGAGGAGTACATCCAGAGCATTTGCTATGTCCTTGATTTCAACAACCTTGATTATTGTTGTATCCAACTTGACATAGGTCCTTGCAAGATATTGCTGTTTGCTATACAGCTTGCGATTTATCTCATCTGTCAGCAGCTCGGCAATTGGATTGACACAAAAGGTCAAAAAGTTATTTACTGCCTTTTCTGTGTCAGCCAGTGTACCAAGCAGGAGGGCAGGAGGGATTTGAAATGCAATAGCCACAAATTCAAAGACATCTACAATGAGTTGCTTGATGTCTCGGCTGTCTGAGCCTGACTTATATCCCTGAGTTGACAGATCCTGATACTTGAGGCCATTGGTCAGAGGCAATACTGCTCCTGTTTCGCTCTCGAAAAATCTCTTTATCCTCTCATTGAGCAGCTTTTCAAGCTTTTTCTGGGCATCGTCTGTCTGAGGATATGATGCAGGCACCTCCAATACTCCATGCTTTGCATTGGCTCTCTTGTAACTGTTTGTGCTATATGCGATTAAATCACCGTATCCGGCATATAGAGAGTCAAGTATTGCCTTGATTTTTTGGTCATGGAGTTCAAAGTGGAGGACATTGGCCTCATCAAATGTATCCCTCATCACGTAATCACCAATCTTTACATTGCGATACCTGTTGTTTTTGAGGGCATATTCATCTTTGTCAAATGTGTCGGCCACATAAAGCTGATTATTATGCATGATGACAAGAGCCTCGTTGTCATAAACAAGCCTGTGTACCACATCTCTCCAAAACTTTGAGCTGCTCTTGTTCTGATTAGGCTGCACGTTCAAGAGGTAATACATCTCACCCCTAAATTGCTTGCCATTCTCGTATGTAATAAACTCTGATTTACTGACAGCATTGGCAATGAGATTTACTGATGCCTGTATAGCAAGCTCCTTGTAAAATACCTCTGCCGATACCTTCCCACATGCAACTGCAGACAGGTCAAGAGTCCCATCTGAGCTGAACAGAGATATAAACCAATCTTTCACCGACAAATTGCATCACCTCCCTTAATACGTTCTGACATCGAGATCCAATAACGTTGTCTGGACCTCTGGCATGTCTTGTTCAATGGTCATGGCATGAGCCAGGGCCATAAATGGATCTGTTTTTCTGGACCGTCCCTCAATCTTGGCATAGATATAGTTGCCAATATCTTGCCCTTGAGTCTTTCCAACTTTAACCTGCTTTGTGTTGTTTGTGGCCCATCGCAATACTGGCTGTTCTCCCCACGTAAATTGCTGATTAACAAAGACACTATCAATTACAGGAGCAACCTTCATGATGTCCGATGGCCTTACAAGCTTGATATTCTTTTGTATTGTGGCATCAAATCCAATCCTCTCAAGGCTCTTGGCCAATAGAGCAAATCGGAAGTTATCCAGTGCAAGCTTGATGATGTTGTATTTGTGCATCTGCTGCTCTATGTAGTCAGTAATGAGATCCGGATGGATCTCGACTCCCTTGACCAATGTCAGGTATCCCTCATCTGCCCATTGCTGCCATGGTGCTTTTATCCTTGGCAGGTCAGGAGACTTGAGACAGAGCCATGCATGATTGATGTCATATCTCTGATCACCAATTTTAAAATGGATATTGACTGCTGCCATATCCTGCAGCTTGGAGTAGTCTATACCCACAACTGCGCTCTGGCCTTTGAGGTCAATCATTGGCTTGTTAGTTGCAATGATGTTCTCCCATGATGCAACCTCAACCTCTGGATTGCCATCCGGGATATTCATCCTCTTTGTCATAAAGGCAGTAAACTGATTTGGAGACTTGAGCCAATCTCTATACTCCTTCTCAATCTCGGCCATTAGTTCAGGTCTGTATGGCAGACTTGGATTGGCCATCTGCCAGTTTTGAGGATCATGTACATCCTCTTTCTTGTCGAGTTTGCATATAAAAGGGAGCATGCCATTATCCGGCATCTCCCCATTTAAGAT